AATAGTTGTTTGAAGTGTGTTAATCTTTCCAGTTGCATCAAATATATCAGTAGCATCACAAGTAACATTTCCTGGTATTTGACTATTAAACTTATTACTTGTAAGTCTAAAGACTTTCTTACCAACTTCAAACTTAGGAGTTGTTATGTCATTGGGATTAGGAACAAAGAAAGAACCAATTATATTACCAAGAGCATCACTTCTAAGTCTTACATCAGAAATTGTAGCCTGAGCATTAGATGTTTGTCCAACTAATTTGAGATTTTTTTCAACATATCCAAAATAAGTATTGTCTGCTTTTTCTGCTAGAGATTCTACATCTATATTCAAAACACTAGAAGTTGAAGAATATAGTTCTGGAAGATTTGCTAAATCAGAAGCACCAGATACATTTGTAGATGTTGTAGTTGAAGATTCAGGGACAATATTATCAATTAAAACAGAAGTTCCTTTATAAAGAGGAGTAAATTGATAATATGGATTAGCTTTATATGTTGCTGTAGGATCATCAAATGCTCCACGTTTATGATTTGCTTGAGCTACTTTAAATCTAATTAATTCCTTACCATTAGCGTTAGTTCCTATAACAGTTTCTCCCACCGCAAAAGTTCCAGTAGTCATTGAAATTTCAAGTAACTTAGGAATTATATACTTAGATACATCTTGACCATCAAAGAACGCATAAAGACCAGTCTGTGGTTTTAAAGTCTTAGCATCAAATCTAATATTTCTAGATCTCATGAAAGAACTTATTTGAGTATTAATTACCTTAGGACCTTCATTAATTGTACTAAAGGTTTCTCTTTGTAGTTCTCTTTTTGCTGTTCTTGATGAAGTACCAGTTCTAGTCTGAGTTGTAGTTGTAGTTTTTACAAGATTATCTCCTTGCCATCCTTGACTGCTACTTGACCCACTAGAATCCCATCCAGTCCAATTATCTTGCCATCCACCCCAAGTAACAGGACCATATCCTGCTCTAGAATCAAATCCAGCTTGATCTAATTGTTCTGTAGTTTCAGTATATGTTGTAAGATCCTCATGCTTAGCTTCAAGCACAACTTGGTCTACCCATATATCACTATCTGGAAGTAGATCTATGGTTCCACCATAGTAGCTTACAAGATATGGAGTAACATTTTCAACTCTAGTAGCAAAAAGTTGTGATAGATAAGTTTCATCATAATAATCTAAAGTTAAAACTCTACCAGTCTTTCTAATACCATTAGCACTATCTAAGTCTAATTTTAGATCCAATTCAGTTGTATATGGAGAAGGTCTTAATACTCCATTATGATAATCAATAGCATTTTTTACAATAGTAGTTTTAAGTTGATTATCAGTGTTAGAAAAATCATCCACAAAGAATCCAGATTTAAATCTATTCAATCCATCACTATCAGTGATCTGCATATTTAAAGTTTCATTCTCCAATAAAGAAAGTGAAGTATAAAACTCTAAGTTTTCAATTCTTTTCTCAAGTTTATTGATATCACTCATTTGATATCTCTTATAATTAGCAAGAGTAATACTTGCATTATTAATATTGAAAAGATAAGCTGGTAACTTTATGGTTGCTACTTCTAATGCTCCATCAATAGGAAGAGGTAATTCTGGGGTTTCTGCAGGAACTCCTTTTATTAATTGGAATTTTCCTCCTTTACTGAGATATATTTTATCAACTCTAGGAAGATAGAATGAGTAATCTAACAGAATAGATCTATCAGATGCTAATATATTTGTGGAAGAATTTCCAGATGCGTCAAAAGATCTACCTAAAAATTCAAAAGGAGATCTGGAAGTGCCTGAGAAATCAGAAACTCTGGGTCTTATATCTAAAACATCACTTAATCTAGTATCATTAATTACTTTTATATTACCATAATCAAAATTCTTATAAGAATTGACAGTAGTAATATCACCAGTATCTGCTGCTGTATAATAAGCAGATTCAAATACAATACTTAATTGATGAATAGGTGCATCATAACCTGATTTTCTTACCAATCTAGAGTAATCATAGATTGTATTTCTTTGACCATCATCATATGAAAATTCATCTGTTATATTATTAGAACCTATAGTAAGAGCTCCTACTGTAGCTGTAATTCCAGATTCATTGAAAGTGACAATTTCTCCAACTTGTATATCAAAATCATTTAAAAGTGTATAATTAATTGAATTATCAGTATTCTTGCTAATATAAATTCCAATAGCATTGCTATCTTTTCCAACAAATTTTTCACCTACTAAAAGATCTCCTGTTTTTGCTGTTGGACTATTAATAGAACTTAAAGTTAATACTGGGAAAATAGGAGCACTGACATTAGTAGATTCAAAGACTCCATATACCTTCATGACATCAGGAGTATTTAATGAAATTTCATTATCCTGAACTCTAGTTCCATATACAGTATTATATGTTAATCCATCATTTAATGTGGTAGTTCCAATTCCAGATATTGAAGAAGCTGATCCAACTACAGTCAATACATTAATTTTTTGTTTCTCTTTGATTTTTTCTTTTACATTTATTTTACGTAATGTTGCTATGAGTTTAGCTGGACTGTTAGTTCCTAATCCATTAATAGTTAATCCAGTAGAACCTGAAGTAAAAACAAATTTATCAGAAGATAAGGATTCTGTAGTTCCATCAGTTCTTATTAAGACATAATCTTCCTCATCATAAGGTAAAAATGTTTCATTAGAACTTCCACTATTAATAACTCCTGTAGAATTGCCAGTGATAGTTACATCAAATTGTTTTCTAATTGTAATATGAGAATTTGTTAAATCTACATTTGAAACATTATCTTTAGGGAATTGTGTATATAAATTATTATCTTCTGAAGTTTGGAATTGAGAAGTAAGTACTTTAAAATTGGATGGATTAATTGTGCTGGTGGGAAGACCTCCATCACATATACCAGTAACACTACTAACTCCAGCAATAGTTAAAGAATGTTGAGAAACGCTTTCAACTCTTGCATATGAAACAGTGCTCTTTCCAGGATTTGTATATTCAACAATATTTCCAACAGTAGTAATTCCAGTAAAGAATTTAGTTGGATCTGTAAAAGTAACTGTTGAAATACCTAAGTAAGCCCCAGAAGTAGTGGCAATACTGATATTAACTTCTCCTATATTAGAAAATACATTTTGCTTTACATCAGCATTAAAAGTGCTTGCTGTGCTTACTGTTCCATTAATAGATTTAATATCACTAGTATTATAAGATGTAGATCCTGCAGAAATATTTCCACTTTCTACTCCATTAAATATTAACTGTTCACCAGTAACAAATGTGCCTTTAGTATTATAAGCAGTAATAGCAGTACCAACAGAATTATATCTTAAATATCCTGTAGCACCACTAGATTTTCCTTTAATTTGAGTTGGAACAACTAAAGCATTTGATGGATTAGTATTTAAAGTTATGTTGGTATAAGTTTGAATATCATATAAGGCAATATCCCATTCATTTTCATCAGCATTAGAAGCATTATAAGAACCTGATTCTAATGCAAAATCATATACACGTGCCAATCCTATCTCTTTACCAGCAGCAGTTGTAGATGCAGCACCAACTCTTTGATCTCTTAGACTTACTGTATAATCAGTTCCTATTCCTATGATAGGAGAACCACTAACTCTATTTAAAGTAAATGTAGGACCAGTAACATAATTAATACTCTGATCTTGTAATAGTTTTGTAGTTCTTGGTTTTTCAAAATCTAAAAAAGTAGGAGTTATGGTTTCTACTTCAAATCCTTCAACATAAGCTTTTCCTGGAGATAATTTATATGTTCCTAGATCATCACTGGGAGTATTATTGTTATAAGTTGTTTGATTAGCATTAAAAATTCCATTATTTCCTTCATAATCATTTAAAGTATTTTTAGTAGTAAGTGAAAATGGTTTGGTATAATAATTACCAGATTCATCAAAAGTTCTTCTAGCTAGTTCATTTGCTAATTCATTATAATCAGTTTCATCACGTACAAAAATCAATTGACCCCTTCTAACTTCCATTAATTCTATGAAGTTAGATGGTTTTGATTCAGTTGGTTCTATTGCTACTAACTGAACATTAATATTTAATCTATCAGCACCAGGCGCAGTATAATTATTAAATCCAGATGCATTATCTGTCAAACTTTCATCTATATCAGAAGTAATAATATTTTCTCTAATTTTTAATCCAACCTTAAAACTTGGTTCACTACTATAAGGATCTAAAATTATAGTTTGTTCTTTTACATCTATAAAATATCCTCTTACAAAGTATATACCTTCAGATAGGACTGCAGCAGATCCAGTAAATGAACACGCTCCATTAGATAATTGGGCAACAGGTTCTCCTGGTTGAAAAGTTGTTCCACCCTTTGTACTAACTACGTTATTATCTAATAATAAACTTTCTCCAGATGTAAATACTTCATTATCTTCACCGCCAGTGTTTAAATATGAAACAAATACAACATACCAAGTTGAATTTAAAGATGTGGTAATAAATGATTTTATTTTAGCTTTTACCCCTGATTCACTACCTATTACTACTTGACCTATCAATCTATCAAGATAACTACGTACATCTATTCCTTCATTAGATCTTTGAATTCTAATAGAAGTATATCCACCATTATATCTAACTCCACCTCCAGTTACAGAAGCACCATCTTTAAAAATATGTTGACCAAACTTTTCAATCTGATCCTGAAGAACAGATTGAATTCCTGTTAATTCTCTCGCCTGTACTGGCAATCCAGGTTTAAATAATATTTTGCAATAATTATTAGTTGTATCAAAATCGTCAAAATAAGGAGCGACGTTTAAATTGGTTTCCTGAGGCATGATTCTTTAGAATTGCAAAATGACTTTGATATCTTCTCTTTGATTGGCAGACCTAGTAATAGAAGGTCTATTATCAACATATATTATATCTCCAGAGTATTTTTTAACTTCAGGGTTAGAAACTCCTTGATTAAAACTCTGTCCAAGGTAATATGTTCTATTATTTATTATGGTACTTATACCAGGACTTGATGCTGTTCCAAAATTAGTATCTATTCCTAAAGTACCTTCATTACTAGCAATATTTACATTTCCTCCAGTAGTTGGATTTGCTGTAAATGAATGTAATGATAATCCATATGTTGGATCTGTTTTTAAAGATCCATCACTATTAAATCCAACCAAACTCTTATCTTGCCAATATTTTAAAACACCTGTAGTTTGGTCATAAGAAACCACTCTACCTACAGCAGTAGATCCCACACCTACAGTTTGAGTAACTTGACCATCCAAGTTAAAGGTAGCAGTTGTATAACCTGCTCCAATAAGTTTTAATGCGTATAAAGCACTAGCTTTAGATAAAGATAAATTTGCAGTTGAATCATATGCTTTTGGATTCTCTACTATACCTATTCTAGCAATTTGGTTCCCTGTTATGAAATCAGGATTTTCTGTATCATTTTCAATTTTAGAATAAACTAAAACATTGCTAGCTCCTAGTTCTCTATAAACATCTGATCCATGTCCACCTTGAGGTGGAATAATAACGTTAAAAACTGGAGTGGTGGTTCCCACAGGAACTCCACCAGCAACTAAGTCAATAGTTCCATATGTATATCCAGATCCACCTTTTGCAATATTAATAGATTCTACTTTAGCATCATTGTTGATAACTATGGTTGCTTCAGCACCAGACCCATCCCCAGAAATAGGAACACCAGTATAAGTTCTATTAGCAGTACCTATACCAGATCCCCTATTAATAATAGTAGCAATTTTTAATTGAC